ATGTATATATAAGAGAAGGTACTGGACTGCAATCGAAAAAGATTACAAGAACTCTTCAAAAAGTTCGAATGTTGTATCAAGCAACAAAAAAAGAGTTCTATGAAACTAGAGATATTTAATGAACAGGCCTCCAAGCTTAGATAATATAGTCACCCCATCCAGACGATTTGTAAAAAAGACCATGGAAGCTGCAGAAGGATGGAAAACTAACAAAGATCAGATATTTATTCTGAGCAGAGCTATAGTTTTAGGGGTGGATCTATCTATTGACAAAGGTGCTGCTTCACCAGTAACCCCTCCTGGAAGTTTATTTGTCAAAGTAATTGGAGAGGATCAATCTAGCAAAAATCCTGTAGCTGACAAAAACAAATGGGCAATACCTCTATTTACATTCCATAATATATCAATACCAGAAATTGGAGAAGAAGTTTGGGTAACTAGAGAGACAGATGTATGGGGTTCTCAACTTTATTGGATAAACAGAGTAACAGATTCTAGTTACATAAATAAAGTATTAGCAAGAGAAGATAGAGCTCTACAGCCTGGCTTGTATAGATATCAATTAAATTTCAGAGTTGAAGACATAGCTGAAGAAGTAACACAAACAAAAGCAGCTGTATTTTCAATTCCATTCAGACCTGGTGATGTTATNCAGCAAGGTAGAAGTGATAGTTTCATAAGGCATTCATTTAACCCCGTCAATCAAGAGGGAGTTTTAGAAAGTGGTATAAAAGAAAGAACAAGATATGAAAGACTCCCTGGAACAACTATCGGAAAAACCAAGACAAAGAATTTACAAGTAGGTAAAGCAAATCTTAGTGATGTCTCTGTAAAAACTATTGAAAATGACAATGGTGATTCAAAAGATAGAAGTTATTTCTACAATGAAGCTGAAGTGTTAGCTAACGTATCAACCTTACCAGATTCATCTGATACATTAGATAGACAAGTTCTCGGTGATAAGCTAAATGAATGGCTAGATACAATGAGCATAAAACTTGCTCAGTTAGTTAATGTAGCTGGTGATGTAATTGCAATTTCAACAACACAACAAACAGTCCCTGCTTTCAAAAGTGTTCAGAAAGTAAGTATTAAGTTAGGGGAAGAAGCAGTAAGTTTTGATGTTGTTGTAGATATACCAGAAACAAAGACAATCATAGATGACATGAGTATTCTTAATGCAAGGAATGCTGCTGGTAATATTGAAACTATAGCACAAGATATCAATAAACTACGTGAAACTATAAATGATCACCTTAGCAATCATCAATACATTAATTGAGAAATTCTAATGGCTAAAACAATAAACTTGAAATTTCCTCTAAGAAAATTTGATAGAGGTTTCTTTATGGCAAATGACACTACATTAGATGCTGTCAAAGAAGACATAAAAGTGTTGCTGCTTACTATGAAAGGTGAAAGAGTAATTAATGTAGATCTTGGTACAAACATTCCAGTATTTGATGGCATATTATTCGAACAAATTGATAGAACTGAAATGAAAGTTATTGTTAGAAATGAAATAACAAGTGCTCTAGAAAAATGGATGCCAAATGTAATATTAAGTGACATAGCAGTTCTAACTAGAGATGAAGATGCTAGTTTGAGCTATTCACAGGTGAGAGTTAGGATGGAATACAAACTTAAAAATGCTGAATCTGCTACAGATTCTGTACAATTTACTATTGGATAGAGAGAGTAAATGGCAACTACATCTTTAAAAGAAGTGCGAAACATAAATTATTTGAGTAAAGACTTTGACTCAATAAAACAAGATCTAATAAATTTCTTACAACAGAATTTCCCAGATGAATGGCAAGACTTCAATGAAGCTTCAGGTGGTATGGCACTCCTTGAAATGATTGCCTATGTTGGAGATTTAATGTCGTTCTATATTGATAGACAAGCAAATGAAACGTTTATCAATAGAGCTGTTGAAAGAAAAAATATAATGGGATTGTCTAAAACCCTTGGAAGGAAACCAAAGTTTGTAACTCCTGCAGTTGTCAATCTATCAGTAAGCTCAGTTATGACGCAAGCAAGTTCTGCTACTTCACTTTTCGTACTAAATAAGGGTACAAGAGTTGTTTCTAATCTAGACTCTAGTGTTTCTTTTGAGATAATAGAAGATGTTGATTTTTCTGTCACAGCTAATAGATCAGTTACATCTGATGGAACATTCACAACAGCTTCTATTTCAAGTGTCTCTGCTGTTGCAGGTAGAACTAGAACATTCAATTACACAGTTGGACAGCCCACTAAGTACTTAAAGATTACATTACCCGATCAAGATATAACAGAGATTGTTTCATTGACTAGCTCAGATGGTAATGAATGGTTTGAAACTGAGTACTTGGCACAGGATACAGTGTTCATTGGTGAAAACAATAACACATCATCCTCAGCAACAGTTCCTTATGTAATGAAGATGAAGAGAGTTCCTAGAAGATTTGTTGTTGAAAGAGAACCGGGTGATCTAACTTCAATTAGATTTGGCTCTGGTAAGTTAACACTAGAAGACTCTGAAGTGGTACCAAACCCAGAAGACTTTGTATTGCCTCCTACGTTAAGAGGTTCAGCATCTAGTTTCTCTCCTACAACTATAAATTCAGCAACGTTCTTGGATACTAAAACTTTGGGCATTGCTCCTGCAGACGTTTCTCTTGATGTGACATATAGATATGGAGGAGGAATAACTACTAATGTTGGTTCTAATTTGCTTACTGAAATTAGAGAAAGAAGTATGACATTTAAAACACCGAATTTTGAAACTCTATATCCTTCTGAAACAGAAACGATCAGAGTTAATTTGTCAACTTCAAATGAAAAACAAGCAACAGGTGGTCATGAAAGAGAAACCAATGAAGAGATGAGTGAGAATGCACTTGCTTTCTTTGGAGCACAAAATAGAGCTGTTACATTACAAGATTATCAGATCATAACAATGAGTATGCCATCTAAATTTGGGACAGTATATAGAACTTATGCTAGAAAAGATCCATCAAACAAATTGGGAGTTGAGATCTTTCTTGCTGCAAAGGATTCAGATGGATACGTTATAGCCCCTCAAGCAGTACTCAAAAATAACATTGAAACATATCTAAGTAGATTCAAATCGTTTTCTGATTCTATAAAACTAACTGATGGAAAGATTGTAAACTTAAAAGTTGATTTCTCTATAGTGCCAGAGCCTAATAGTAATGCTAATGAAGCATTGCTTGAAGCATTCTATATTTTGAAGAGAGAACTTGATAGCCAGAACTCTAACTTTGGTGACATAATAGTTCTATCTGATATTGAAAGTAAGTTACAGAGTGTTGACAAAATCAAAGCAGTATCCTCATTCAATATAACAAATATCAGGAACACAGTTGACGGTAGAACTTATTCAAATGTAGAGTTTAATGTAGAATCAAATACTAGAAACAAAATTATATATCTCCCAGAGGATTGTGTTTGGGAAATAAAATATCTAAACTTCGACATAGTTGGGAGAGCGATATAATGAAACTATCAGAAGCTAAATTAGAAACGTCATCTAAGAAAATTGATTCAATGATCACTCAGTTACGTATGATGGTTAAGAATGAAAGATCTATGCAACAGATGTCAACACAGATTCTTGTAAAGAAAGCAGCGAAGATGTTGGAGCTAGCTGTTGATGAAATAAAGAGCTATGAATAGAGATATCTAATGAAACTTCAAGAATTATTCGACAAACCACTTCCCTGGAAATGGCATGAAAAAAGAAAAGACTTTTGGGATGCTATGTTTGATGTTGATGGAAAAGAAGGATACATTGATTTCAAACAAGAACATCCAGGAGAATGGAGCATAGCTTTCGCAATTGATAGTGATGAAGAAGTATCAGGTGAAGGTGATGAATTTAAAGTGTTTGCAACTGTTATTGATATCATAAAAAACTTTATAAAGATACATAAACCAAAAAGACTTGAGTTTACTGCTAAAGAAAATAGCAGAATCAAGTTGTATAACAAATTTGTGAAAGTTATTGGCAGCAAGCTTGGATATAAAGCAAAAAGGTCAAAATACGGTGATTATATACTAGTGAGAAAATAGATGTTATTGAATGAAGTATTAAACAAACCATATAAATGGAAATTTCATAAGAAGTCAAAACGTGAATGGGGGATTCTATTCAAAACTGATGTGGGAGAGCAATATCATATAGTTTTGTTTTATAGTGCTGATGATGAAGCTTGGATGTTATCTTTCGGAAATGTAAGCGGATATGATGAACCAGAAGGAGTATTAAATACAGGCGACGAGTTCAGAGTATTCGCTACAGTTATTGCTGTAGTGACAGAATTTTTGAAAGAAATCGAGCCAGAGAGATTATATTTCACAGCTAAAGAAAAAAGTAGAAATAAATTGTATAGAAGATTAATTGACAAGTTTGCTAACAAAATGGGATATTATGCAACAAAACAACCAACTGGTGAATTTGAACTAGTGAGAAAATAGATGAGTCAGAAACGAGCATTCGGAAGTCAAGATACAAGTATATTCGAAAGAAGTCTGACATCAAACGTGGGCTTAGCACCAATATTGCAATTAGAGAATCTATTCGATACTGCTAAAGAACGTAAGCAGTTTTCAAGGATTCTAATGAAGTTCAATCTTTCGGCTATTACAGGTGACATAAGTGCAGGAAATCTCCCTGATCCTGCAACTGATTCTACTGTAACAACGTATCTATATGTGTATAATTGCAAACACGGTGATGAGCAAGCTACCTCTTTCAGCGTAAATGTCCATCCATTAACACAAGAATGGACTGAAGGAAATGGGTTAGACTTAGACGATTTAACAGAAACAGGCTATGCAAATGCTGTATCAGCTGATTCAACTAATGCTTGGACAACAACAGGTGGAACATTTGAAGTTGATGCTAACTCTGCAACTCAATCATTTGATCACGGTGAAGAAGACCTTAAGGTAAACATAACAAATCTATTCAACGAATGGTACGCCGGTAATACTGGTAACTTTGGTGTCATTCTCAAAATGACAGATACAGAAGAGATAAAGACTGGCTCAACATCAGCAAACAGTTTGTACTACAAGAAGTTCTACGGTAGAACAACAAATACTAGAAAGAGACCATACATTGCATTAGAATGGGACAACTCAATTAAAGATGATAGAAGTTCTATAGCATTTAACAGCACAGGTTTGTTGTGGTTCTATAATATTATAAATGGCCAGCTCCAGGATTTAAACTCAACAAGTGATTTTCCTGGTAATATTACGTTAAGTGGCTTAACATCATCTACACAAGGATCGGGTACAGCTGACAGTGGTACTTCTATTACAACGAATCTAACAGCTGCTAGACATTCTAAAGGGATATACAAATGTAACATTGGCACCTTGGCTCTAACCGCTAATACGTATACAGCATTCAAGGACAACTGGTTTGTTTCTGCTTCTCCTACAGCAAACTATACATTTGATTTTACAACAACTAATGCTAGTTCTGGATTTGATGAATTTCAAACATCATCTTATAAGATAGTTCTTAGAAATCTAAAGAACGAATATGAAGAAAACTCTAAAACTAGAATATTTGTAAACATAAAAGATGATTCTATCACTTGGGTACCAATGACAGCTGCAACTACAGCAACAAACACATTTACTTGCACTGATGCAACTTTTGAAATAAGAGAAGCTAATACGGATGAAGTTGAAATACCTGCTGAGAATTTGTCATACGATAAAAACGGGAACTTCTTTGTTATCGATACAACAAATCTATATACAGGATTCAAATACTATCCAGTGATTAAACTCAATATACGTGGTGAAACTATATATTTGAGAGATCAGAAGAAAAACTTTGAGATTATATAATGAGTAGAGCTACTCAAAAAGCTTTATCTAAACTAGAAAATGACGGTTATGTATTAGGGAAGAAACTAGGCAAAGGGTTTTTCGGTAGTGTCTTTGAAATTAAAGGAAATGCTAGTAGAGTTCTCAAAATTACTACAGACAAAGAAGAAGCAAAAGCAATGTCTTTAGTTAGAGACAACCCAAGCCCTTATATTGTCAAGGTGCACAAAGCCTGGCGCTATAAATCTATCAAAGGTGTTTACTTCATTGAAATAGACAAATTGAAGAAAATTGATGGTGAGAAAACAGATGAGATAATTGAGCAGAATTTCAACATGGGTACAAATAAGAAAAGAAGTGATATGCATCTTGAACTTACAAGCTACATAAATGGCACAAATTCAAAAGAAAACTTAGTTAAAACAAGAGCAACAATAAAACAGAACATGAGCAAAGATGCATTGAAACTATATGACGACTTGATGAAAGCTGCATTGCATATAAAGAAGATCGGTATACAAGGATGGGATTTACATGGCGGAAACGTTATGAAGAAGGGTAATAGATATGTTGCTATAGATTTAGGCGACAATCCATCAGCAGGTAAGATAACAGACGTTAGAGAGAATATATGCCAGAAGTAGGATATACATTTAATTCGCTGATTGAGTCACTATCAGGAATAGGATCGACTTCATCTAACTATGCTGACTTGGCATTAACAGGAAGCCAAGCAAGAGTTGTTCCAGCAGTAGATTATGGTAGATGGTCTAATCACGTATTCTTTGCTGACGCAATAAGAAAGTTCAGAAATTCATTAAGTAGAATTGAGAACATATATCCAATTGGATTGTCAGGTGGAGATGTCTCTTCGTTATGTGCAGAAAACGTATACAAAGTTGACCAATGGAAAAAAGAATCTTCAGGATTTGATTTGTGGTTACTAGATCAATTAAGTCTAACTAGTTCTATAACAGCTTCATCAACAAACCAATTAGGTGAAACTGTTAATTTAACATACATCATAAGAGATCAAAGCAATACTATAACTGGTTCGCAAACAGCAACTGTAAATTCTATTTCAGCTTCAGCTCATAACTTTGAAGAGCAAAACTACGAAATTGTACCACATAGTGCTGGCTCTGCAAACGATCATTATGCTTGGGCGGGGACTGCAGAGAGTTATGTAACAAGGACACCAAAGTTTAGAAACATGTTACCAGAAGTATTGTTCTATAACGATGAAAACTATCTTCTTGAAAAAACATTACAAGCATTTGCAGATAGTTTGGATGAAATAAAATCGTTTGTTGATCAGATGTCTTATTTGAAGCATACAAGCTATGAAGATCATGATAGAACACCAAACAAGTTCCTTCCTGTTCTGGCAAACCACTTCGGAATAAACCTATACCAATCAGCTGTAAATACTACACTGTCATCATTTCTAATGCAGTCTTCAACTGCTGTTACAACACAAGATATAGCTTATAGCATTTGGAACAGAATTGTAAACAACCTTGCTTATATACTTAAGAACAAAGGGACGAGAGAGTGCTTAGAGGCTATCGGAAGGATGTACGGTGTTGATCACAACTTCTTAAAAGTTGATGAGTATACTATCCTTGAGCGAGATAGAAGGATAAAAGTTCCAGAAGAAGTTGATGTCCCTACATTATTCTCTACTGGTGATGTGTATGTTCAAATGCCTACAGGAAGTGTGTCAGCATTAGACTTTGATGGATCAAGAGACTTTACAATAGAAATAAGAGTTTCTGTAACATCTGCTACAGAACATATTCTATTACAACATCCTCTATATCAAATCAAGTTAGATGCATCAGGTCAAGCACATTTTGAAGTAGAAGCCGGAACAACAGCTAG